TACTTTTGCATCTATGTTTAAGTTGCTACTAGCCATGTTTATAGCACCTATTTCAGTACCACCATCTTTTATTTGTATTTCTGCTCCATCAGCATCTAATTTAATGACACCTGCAACATCTAAAGTTAAATCTCCAGAAGCATTGCTAATCGTTGGTGCAGCACCTAATGCTACATTGTCAGAAGCATCTTCTACTATGGCTTTACTTGCAGGTAATGTACAAAATACATCTTTAGTTCCTGCAGAAAAATTTACTGCAGAGTCAGAGTTAGAACTACTTATTATTGTAGTTCTCGCTAAAGTGTCTGGACTTGCGTCTGTTATAGTTCCTAAACCAACTTCAAACTCGTCTAAACTTTGATGAACGATAGCATAGTAAGTTGTATTGGAATTACCAATACCTGCAACAAACGACTCGAAACCTGTTTCAGCACCTGCTAAATTTACTGTGCCTGTTCCTGCAGTTGTTGTTGTTTCTTTAACTCTATCGTTAAGAACAAATGCCATTAAGCTATTCTAATAATTGCGTTTGAAGCGTCAGGTGTAGGAAATTGTATTGTGAAGTCACCATTGGTAGAACTTTTATCTCCGCCAAAAGCTAATACACATACAGCTTTATTACTATTAGTGCTGTTATAAATTAAAGCACCATTAGCAGTTATTGTAGAACTACTAAAAGTTAAATCAGCAAAATCAGTAAATGCAGTTGTTCCACTTGAGGTTGGTGTTACATTTGTTAATGCTCCTCCACCAGAAGAATAACCTGTACCAGAAACTTCATTAGTTGCTGAGAAAGCAGTTGTAGCTGCACCTAGTGTAGCCGAGCTTGTGTACAAAGCTAACTTAAAAGCATTACCACTACTGTTTGTAAAATTGTGCGTACCTGTCATAAGTTCAACTTTAAACGAAGTACACATTGCTTGAGAAATTGCCATTACAGCCTCCTTATAATTTCAGCCATATCTTTATGACCTTGTTTTTCTAATAAACCTGCGACTGTACTTCTATCACTAGCTACTGCTTGTTTTAGATAGTGCAGGATAAGTTGTTGTATAGAGTCTTTAAATGCTTCAGCTTGTGCCTTAACCATAGGGTCTGCTGTATCACTTATTGAAACTAACCTTTCAACAATTCTATCTGTCCAATATTCAGGACTTAAACCTTTATTTTCTGTTGTCTGTACTCCAACAGTACCTGTAGTTGTTTCTATATCAACTGTAAACATTATGTCCTCTTCTGTCTTAGCATACCTTCGGCATAGGTATCTATAGTATTATCTGCTTCCCCTAAATTCTTTAATCTAGATATAGCTTGAAAATATCTTTTTTCATACTCAGCTAACATATCTTGTGCTCCTTTCATATAAACATAGCCTTCTATTAAACAACCATACAACAAAGCATTAGTTGCATTTTCTGATAGCCATGTTGTTCCACCTTCTGCTCCTGCTGTAATAGAAGCAGGTTTATAAAAATAATGTAGCTCAACTGTTAAACTTAGATTAGGTGTTGGTGCAACTATAAAACTATCATTGTCATAAAGAGCATAATGTTGTGGTGCTCCTGCTACTGTTCTATCCGGATATGCTTCTCTTATATAATTAACATCACGAAAATATAAAAAGTTTTGAGATTGCCCATCTAAAACAGCTAAAGAAAAATTATCTAAAAAGTCTGAAGGTGTTGATAAATATTCATTACCTGCACTTAATTGACCTGTAACATTTTTTCTAAAGTTTGGAAGTTTTACAGATTTAACAATTCTTTCTTCAGCTTGTTTAATAATATCAGGAAGATTAGAAACAAACGAAGTTTCGTTATTTTCTAAATAATTTTGTATTAAAGATTTTAATTCACTATATGTCATGGTGTGTTTGCTTGTCCTCCCATACCACTATGATTGGTACAGTAATAATAAAGAGTAGGTGCTCCAACAGCTACAGTTATTTGAGTATATGCTCATGCATTACCCGGTGTTCCATTTGTTGTCACACTTGTTGTATATTCACTTCCTCCTCCATGATTTCCATCGGAAGTTGTAGAAAATCTTAATGGGTGAGTTCCATTACTAGCATTACCTTGGTCAAATCTATAAGTCTTACCTTCTTCTAAAGTTAATGTAGGCTGTCTTACAGAGTCAATATAATAACGATTACCTCCACCATAAGCTTGTACTGTAACTACATAGTTTGTTACAGCTAAAGTACTAACAGCATTTAAGCTTGTTGTTAATAAATTTTGTGTTAATTGAACTGCTACATTAGCCGGACTTGGTGAAGGACTAGGACTAGGACTAGGACTAGGACTAGGAGAAGGACTAGGTGCATTAGTTGTTGTAATTCTACTAAAGCCTATACCTCCTCTTATTACCATACCCGTGCTATTTAATGGATTAAATCCAAAATAAGTTGTTGAAGTCTTTTCGCCTGAGTCAGGTCTAGGATTAAACAAACCTATATTATCTGAAGTATCAACCTCTCCTACTCTATACTGAGGTTGGTCTGGGTCTATACAAGACGGGCATATTCTACTACCTGTTTTTTTTTGGTCTTGTACTTCGTATTTTAAATCTCTTAATTTATAAGTGAAACCACATCTGTCACAGATACCAATTGCTTTTTTACCTGCTGCATATGCCATATTTAATAACTATTAGTATTAGGTACAAATCTTATAGCAGCTCTTTCTCTATCTGCTTCTGATACTTCTTTCCATAATTCATCATACCTTTGCTTTATCATAGGTATGCGACTTTGTGATTGGTCATTCTTACAAGCTATGTTGTATGCCAAAGCATAAGTTAAACATGGTAAGTATCTAGCAGGAACATCTGGATTTATACTTGCATTAACTCCTGCATCTTCAATTCTTTTTATGTAATCATATATTAAAGTATAAGTTTGTTGTGAGTCAGGTGTTGCCCAAATCCCTATCTTTAATGTTAATCCTTTATCAACATAGTATTGTGTTGGCTTAGATTGTAAAAGTTTTTTAGCTTGATGATTGTATTCAGTTCTACTTATTCTTGTAAGTCGTTGGTCAAATTGTTCTGATACATCTCCTGCATCAGTCCTTACTACAGCATCAACTATTTCTAATGCTGTACTATCTGCATCATATATATTAGTACCTGCAGTCAAAGTTATACTGCCTTGTTCTACTTTCCAAAGATTAAGTCCTTTGTTTTGCCATTCCAAAAAAATTAAATCCAATGCACGTTTTGCTGTGTTGTAGTCTCCACCTGACATTATAGATAAACCACAGAGGTCAAATGCCTCTTCCATAAGTTCTGTAATGTCTAAATTAAATCCGTAAGTTCCACTAGTCGCCATATCTAACTCTTATAACTGTTATGTCTCCTCGTTTTTCTTGGGTTACTATTTTTTGTTTTTTTTTACCAGACTTGTCAATCTGTTCACGCATATTAGTTCTAGCTATTGTCATCTGTACCTCGCTGTTTTTTTTGCAATGTTCTTTGGTTGTTTAACAAACTGTTTGCCTTTTTTAGTTCCTTTTCTTTTAGCTTTAGTTGTAGCTGCATACTCTGAAGAAGATAAAGCTTTGATTGCTTTTTCTGGAAGATATCGCTCTCCGGTTTTACCTGAAGGCTTCCCAGACTTTGTTCTCCATTTTTGTTTAGTCCAATTTTTTAAAGACCTTTGTGATTTTTTTAAAGGCATTAAGCTTTATGTTTTTCTTGAATATCAAACTTTGCTACTAATGTAGCTCCCTTATGAGATTTAAACTTTCCTTCATGTTTCATTAATTTATATCCACCACCTTCTTGTTTCATAAAATGAAATCCTTCTGGAGCTTTAACTCCTTTTTGAGAAGGTGTCTTACCACCTGCTTTCATAAATCCCATTTTATTTCTTACATCAGAAGGAAGTTTTTTTAATCCTGAATTGCTATCAGGTACTTCTCTAAGTTTTTTATTCATTTATATCCACCACCTTTTGCTTTATATTGTTTAGCTAACATCTGAGCTTTACGTGCAGACCATTGACCCGGCTTACCACCTTTACCACCTGCTTTAATTCTGTTGAATAAATTTTTACGCATAGTAGGTTTAGTATAGTTTCCTGCCTCATTGACTTTTGATTTTGATTTTTTTGCTCTACTCACCACTTCACCTTATCTGCCCAATAAGCTGCTGACATCTTACCTCTTTTTATATTCTTTGCATGACGAGCTTTGAAGGATTTTCGTTTTGCTTTCATTCTTGCAGACTCTCCTGCTTTAGGTTTACCTGCAGTCTTAGCACCTTTCTGTCCAAACCTAATGGTTTTTACTTTGCTACCTTCTTTGGCAACAACAATATGAGACTTCTTAGGGTGGCTAGGAGTACGCTTTGGTTTGTTATAACCTGATACTCCTGCTCTTTTTAAACGAGAGTCCTTCTTAGCTCCTGACATTATTTGCCTGTTTTACCACCACGGAACATTGCAGACATAGGTGCTTTCTTTTTCATAACACCACCACCCATATAGGTTTGATGTTTATTTTTTTTAAGACCACCACCATGACCATAAGCCATGCCTTTTTTATCTTTTTTCATTGTACCCGGCATTATTACCTCACTTTTTTGTAGTAGCTTTTTTCTTAGCTACGGGTTTTTTCTTAGTTGTTTTTTTCTTTGGTGTTTTTCCACCTACATATGCTTCATTTACATCAGGTGTTGAAGGGTCATCAGCCACATAGTGACCTTTTGTTGTTCTAGCTCTGACACCATTTAGTTCATCTGCTTTTCTTTGAGCATCAACTAAATCAGGGTCAGGTCCAAATACAACTTCAAA